GCCGATGTGTGCTCACTGGTCCGAATAGTTTCTAAACTCCCAGAAGAACTTGACCGACTCGGAATGTGGGAAGGCTACCAACGATACATAATGAAGACCCGTGATGTTGTTGAGATCCCTTGGGAGAAGAGAGGGATCCCGATGAGCGTTGAAAGACTAAACGAGTTTCGGGAGTATCTGTCCAGAGAAGTTATAGTCAAGACCGTGGAGGTTAAGGCCCACATTCCAGACGAACTCCACTCCGCACATCCTAAAGAGGGCTACAAAGATATCCCTGACCGAATCAAAGATCTAGTAATGGAAGATCCCGAGGTTGGAATCCTTTTCAATCCGACTGCCAAGATCTTAAAGAATGGGAAAGTCAAACTTGTCAAAAGTAAAACCAAGATCTCTGACATCTATAAGATGTTGATGGATATGAAGTTACCGGATTTGTTAAACAAAGTATTAACCACCCATCCCGAGCTGGTAGTAGGAGATTTTGGCGGTAACTGGAGATTATTCGAAAGGGTCTGGTTCAATCCAAGGTCCTCTCAACAGATGATAAAGTATCTGAAGTTTAAAGGTATAGAGGTTCCGAAAGACTTCAAGACAGATCGAGAGACCACCTCTGACAAACTTATGAAACGTCTCCAGGAGAAAACAGGAGACCCAGTGATAGGTCTATCTAGAGAGATAAGAGCTCTAGAAAAGATGAGAGATAGTTACACAGGGAAGATCAAAGACGGAGTTCCAGTTGGAGGGTGGATCCCAGATAGTGACGGAAGATTGAGAGTCCCCACGATGACCAACAGTACCTGGCAATATTCATCTGTTGGAGTAAACGTGTTCACCCTTCCCAAACGCAGAGAAGAACTAGCCAAGAGATTTCGAAAGTGTGTAGCAGCGGAACCTGGGCATGTTCTCATCGAGATGGATTTTAAATCCTTTCATGATCTCACCACTGCATCTCTTGCTACTGATGAGGTCAAGTGGAGAACAGCAAGATTAGACGGTCATTCCTATACTGCCGGACATCTTGTTAAGTATCCAGGTATTCATCGAGCTCTTGAGATGAGTGACTCTGACCTCAAAGAGTATCTTGAGGAAATCAAGAGTAAGCATAAGAAGGTCCGGAATGAACAAGCAAAACCCTTAAACCACGGTACAAACTTTGGTCAGGGGTATAGGAGACTTTATTTTGAGAACGAAGAATATTTCGAGTCTGAGCTACAGGCCAAGAACATGTTGCTTATGCTCAAGCGGGTCTACCCAAAGACCTTCAAATGGCAGGAACAACTTTTGGAATCTCTAGATGTAGGAGGGGGGAGAGTTCCTTACCTTCAATCCGTTTGGGGTGCTCGTCGCTGGTTCTGGGATGTCTGGTCATTCAAGAAAAACAAGTTCGACCAGTGGTACAAAAGCAAAGGACAAGATGCAGAAAAAGCCCTAGCATTCCTTCCAGCTAATCATGCTCACGGAATGTTCAGAAAGAAACTCAACGAAGCTGCAGAGAGAGAATATCTCGATAGATACGAATTGATCCTGTTCCCTCATGATGCCTGGATATTCCACCCACCCATAGAACTCGCTGACGAGTGCATCGAGAATATTAAGACTCTTATGGAGGCCCCCGTAATCGAATTAGCAAATCCAGTTCTCTGTCCAGAAGGATTCTCTTGTGCAGTAGATGTCGCCATTGGTCCTTCTATGGGAGAGATGAAGGAGATACATTGACAGATAAAGAACAGAAGATAAAGGACTTAGAGTCCACCAAAGAAGAGATCACGAAGTCTCTCGTCGAAACTCCAGAAGACGAGAAAGACAAAATGAAGAATGCAGGTCTTAATAATCACCTGGAGATTCTTCAAAACAAAATAGACAAACTGAAAGGATAACAATATGAATAGGAAGCACGGAAATTATTACGACGGAAAAAGATGGTGCAAGTCATGCAATAGGTTCTTAGATCCTAGAGGATGGAATAGACATCAGGAGGGTCATCAACCTGGAGGGGCTGGGCCGATGAGAGCAGAAGTCAGATCACCAGAGAAAAGTGCAAGTCTTGTCTCAGATCCTGTTGAGACTCCCCAACCTGGTAATCCCTATAGCAAGATCTCCAAAGAGGACATTGAGTTGGCCTATAAATGGTTCCCTCAGAGTCCATTGGCCTTTAATGCAGTCACATTTCTAGCTGCTGTGGCGAGTGGAATAGACCCTCTTGAGAATTTAAAGACTGCCTTTATCTATCTGGATCTTGAGATTCAGGCCAGAGGGGGATGGGATAAATAAACAGGTGGGACTCCGATGATTGTCAAGATCGAAATCTCCGAAATAGAAAACCAATGGGCATCCTACGCAGGTCTTCTTCGTGATGAGGAGGCCAAGCGAAATAAACGACGCAATGCCTATGGATGTCCCGGTGATCAGAATGAAGGTCCCCTGGGTGCTGTTGGAGAGTTCGTGGCTAGTCTGGCCATTGGAGTCCCCTGGAGAGGTCCGGGAATGTTCAGAGGAGACGACCTTGTTGGAGGTTATCAAGTTAGAACTACTGAGAGACTTAATGGATCTCTGATACTTCGTCCAAAGGATCCAAGTGATTCTATTTATATCCTTGTAGTTGGGGGTCCTCTCAAATGGTATGTTCCTGGATGGATACTTGGAAGAGACGGTAAACTAAAAGAGTTCTGGGACTCCCCCGGTTATGGAGGTCGTCCCAGTGCTTACTTCATTCCACAATTAGCCCTTAAGCCCATCAAAGACCTTAAACGGTAGTGACCAAATCCTCAGCTACCTCAGCATCTCTAAACAATCTAGCTTCATCTTCCCGCCTCTTAACCAATCCAGGAAGTTTCTGCCCTCTGGCATTTACCCATTTAGAAAACTCAGCCGCAGCCCCCATCACATCCCCTCGATTGAGCTTCTTCAATAGAGTAGATCTCTTAAAGGCATCGACTCCAACATTAAACACAAAACTAACTAGCATATCGAAGCCAGTCTGCGTGAGATCCGTTGTCACCCAGTTATTAACACACCTAACAGCCTTGAAGGAATCCCGTTCTAACCACAAATCCACCTGAAAGTTATCAACCGGGTCACCTAGTTTATATTTCTTCAACTCTTCATTATTAAGTTTATGCCCGACTCCAGCCGTTAGGTATCCAACTCCATCGTCATAGACCTCGTACACTACTCCTTCTTTTTCTTTGAGGAACTTCAATCCTTCCGGACTAAGTTTCTTATCTTCCATACCTTCTCCTATATTATTGTTTGGGACGGACTTTCTCTAGTTTCTCTTCAAGCCCAGTTGCTTTTCTCTGTAAAGGTCCCATCCCAGACTCTTGTATAGCCTCTCTCTTTTGAGCTTCTCTAGGATTAGCTTCTAGTCCTCTCTCTCTGGATTGAGCAGCTATACCATCATCATCGAGAACATACATCTCCCAGAGAGCGGCCTTATGAGCATCGTCAGCTTTCTTATAAAACGGACTCTTCTCAAGTATTCTACCTAAAGCAGTTATAGACTTACGGAAGTACTCATTTTGAGCTCTATTGATAATAGGGTCTGGATCGGGATCCATAAACCTACGATTAAATAATCCCAGTCTCCTCCATTCCCTGCCAGCAAAGTTCTCTCCTTCAGTAAACCTGGCTCCGAGAAATGTAGCCCCAGGATATTCAGCCAACTTCGGACTCTCCGGCCCAGTCATACTCTCAACATTAGGTAGATACTTTCCTCTCAACCAGGGTATATTATCAATAAGAGGTCCCCACACACCAGTCCCCTTAAGATCTTTCCTCTTGTTCTCGTCCTCACTAAAAGCTGCATAAGCATCCCTAAGATTTACAAAGGGTCTAGTAGTGAAAGAAAACTGTCGTCCTACTCCTACCTGTGTCTTCTCCCAAAGTCCATCCTCTTCTCCTCCCCACATCTTACCCATCGAAGTAACCCACTCTTCAGTCTCAGGAGATTTGCTCATTCCGCTCAGGGCTTCTTTCAGTTCCTTACCCCATTCCAGATCTCCCATAA